CGAACAACACCAACACTAAAACTCTAAACATAAAAAAACATACCGTTTATAGGATGTGTGTAGTTTGCAGAGAATGCATATCAGTCATTTTATCCAGAACTATTAGATTACTGCCTATCTGCTACAACAGTTGAATCTACTGATTTTCAAAATAACTAAAAATTTTATTTTAGTTATATACCTTCTCCATTATAAATTTAGTTTTAAATGTAAAGTTATACAATTTTTATGTACTTAAGCTCTTGAGTTTTTTTCATCCAAATGACCCCCAGTATACGAAAATATATTAGAATTATATTGGTACTATTCAATTAAAGATCGTAAAGTTGGTTTGCATTTTATTATCCCATTTCACTTTCGTCAATTGTAAATCTCCTACGACATTTAATCCACACATTATCCTTAATACACTATTGATATGATTGTTATCTCTCAGTGGTGGAACTGTCTTCTTATAACCATTAAAATTATTTATCTGTGTATTCAAATAGAAAGATCTAGTATTTCTATTCATTGAGATGGTCAAATAACTATTATTCAATTGCACTGCATAAGTGTATATTTCTAAATCTTTTTTATTGTAAGATATATATAGCAGTAAGCCGATATACCAACAGACCAATCTAGTTATCTGATTATCAGATATTATTTCACGAGCTCCCATATTAACATCTACAGTTGAATAATACAATATCATATCTATATATTTATTATACTCCTTGTTCCTTATTAATAATTGTATTGATTGCTCTCCTATCCCCATTTTAATACCCAATTTGTTTAGGTACTCAAGATAATATACACTATAACATTCTGTCAGGTTAGGAGGAATCTGACTATACATCTTTCTTACATTGAGTTTTAGTCCACGCTCAAATTCCTCTTCGTCAGATCTTATGCTTCTATTTAACTCATATAAATGATTTAATCTTATAGATCGATCAGAGAATGCAACTGGAATCTTTCTGATTATTACATAAACCTCTGTTGAATACGAGCTAGTATATTTATTATTGCAGAAGTAAATATTGAACCCGAGTAGGTATAGATTCTCCCATACATAGTTCAGATCTTGAATTAAATTTGTATAACATTTTCCTATTATAGTGCCACCCTTTTCTAATAAATTCAAGTGATCAAGCAAGTGAACATATATAGCTTGATAACTAATGCTATCTCTAGCCTCCATATCCAATATTATAAGATCTAGTTTACGTTTAGCTTTTCTGACAGTCTCTGCAAAATAATTCCAACATTCGCTAGTAGTCAAGTCACTAGGATTCAACCAACAATCTTCCAAATTGATACATCTACTCGAATAATCTATTGGCATCATATTCACTGCCTGTGGAGTGCCAGGACTGCTTCCTCTGAAATTTGTTTCATTTAACTCCAATAGACTATTAAAAACCGTTGTAGAATTCAAATATTTTCTTAAGACCAGTGCATTCAAACCACCTGATCCATCACCCCCTATTAGACAAAATTTGGGGTCTATTTCTAATTCATTTAATATTACGTTCAATTTATAATGAGCTCCTGTAGCGCACCGGTAAACTCTTAAACCTGATATAAATGGAATCTCATTCCCTCTTCTTTTTTCCACTTTGGTATTAAGATTTACACCCCTAACGTATTTAAACCATTCAACACCTAGCTCTTTTGTGTCAGGATAAACATTTAATTCTACTCTCCTAAATTGTTCTTTATAATCATTTTCAACCACATATCTTACTTCTTTCGGAAGAATACTTATATTTATGCCATGTGGTTCTATTATCAAAGAGGCTTCTCTAAATTTTTCTTTATCAGACATTTCTTTTCGCAATTCAGTTAAGTAATTCTTGATTTGATTTATGGTTTTACTTTTGCTAGTATTGTAATGTTCAGTCAAGACAGTCTTGTAAGCTAAATACCCTAATCTTATTACCAATTTTATTTCATCATTGTCAAAATCGTCAAATATCTTGAAATCTTTATAGAGTTGTGTAATTCTTTGATATCGCAAGTCTTTGTCAAAAGAAAATAGATAGAGACAAACAGTCTTGAAGCACTTGATTAAACTGCTATTGCTTGGAGGATATTCTGGCGGAGCAAATTTTGATGCTCTAGTTATGTGGTAACATACATTATTTAAATTTAGTATAGGAGTGAAGGAACTGTCTTCTCCCAATCTACCCACTAATGTATGAAATCGATGCCCTATTATTGAATATTGATGCCTACCGGAAAGGAAATCCTCATTATTTAACACACTATAACAAGATCCTATAACAAGACCATCTATTACCCCTGTCAACCATGAACTAGTATTTATCTTCAATGACACTCCGATAGGGAATAGATCCGATATTGACATCATATCAACCATATTGTCTGCTATCAATAGAAATCCTAATGCTTGATGGAACCCTACATGGTAAGGGATATTTTTAATATAAGAATCTGTGGCTATTGGATATATATCATTGAGGATCTCTTCTGATTCCTTGACAGATGTATAAATTAATTTATTCAACCAAAATTGCTTCAATATTATTTGTGGATTATAAATAAATTTTGAATCTAACTTAATATTTTTGACCTCTCTGATACATTCCGTGCATGAGATCCCCATTCCAAAAGAAGGTATATAATGACCATCTTGTAATATGCTTGCTCCTACTGTTTCAGTATATATCAATGATGCTTGATACATAAAATCGTAATTGACATCTGATAAATCATTCATATTGTTGGATGTTATTATCATCCAAGTCAAGATGTTCGGACTTATATTACAAAATCCTCCATTACTCTGTCTGTCAGATCTGTATCTATGTTCTGCGGTACCTGATCTTCTCTTCCGTTGAGTTTCTAATTCGCTAGATAAATCAACATTTGTCACATATTTTAAGTTGTTATAGATACTTTTACTTAACATACTTTCTCTGTCAGTCAGCCAATTTATTCCTCTTCTAAGAGAGGAAGCCTTTCGATACAATGGATTTGTTATCTCCTTTTCCCAAGGCTGTAGTACACTTGTTGACTCTTTTGTATTGGACCCTAAATAAGGGCGTGACATTCCTAGAAGGTTAATATCTTTCCTATATTTTCTGGGAATCACACAAGTTATAATGTTCTTTGCGTTATGCTGCAAATGATCCTCGATATTAAAGATCAATTTAGATTGATATTCATATGGGTGAGGTATTGTTGAACCTATTATTTCCTTACCCCAGGTTGTCCTTCTTAAGTAATCTGCGTGAGTACTAGAACATTTCCACATCCCGGCAGTGTCTCTTATTTCATCGTCCAAAATGGATCTCCACATCATCAATTCCCATTTCCTTACTTTCAGTCTTACTTGTCCTTCAAACTCATAACTGAATAGATTTCTTATGGTCCGTGAATTCTGAACCAGCCCCACAATCTGATCTATATAACCACATATTGAACTAGCTTTAAAATCTGAAATGAACCGAGGAAAACAAGGATTTATAGTCTTCAAAAAAGTTATTAAATATTTTTCCTGTTCAACACTTTGTCCTAAAGCATTCCTCAACACTTGATTCTTGATTTCATGTTTAATATTAATCAGAGATTTTTTTACTTGATCTTTTATTATCAATAGGATATTTCCCCCTTTCAATATATTTAGTGCGGTCGGATCTTCGAACAACTTATTAAAGGAAAAGTCTGTGATCCTACTTTTTATCGGATATCCGAATGATGTGAATAATTTTTTTATGGTAGGATTCTTGATCATTTCTGCCATTTTTTTGTAAAAAGAAAGTGATTCAGTAATTGGGTCTGGAAACCTCCTGATCAACAGTCTACTCAATGACATACCTGTATTTCCTCCCAAGCATTGATCCAAGTAAAGCCAACGGATTAGATGTGTAACTTCAAATCTTAACGAATCAGTTGCAAATTCACCCATAGGATTCCATAATCCTAAAAGCATCATGATAAAGATTCCAAACACTCCATGCCAATATGCAGCATTCCTGCAGACAGGGTCATATTGACATACCGACAGAGCAGTAGAATTTACAGATGACATTATATTACTTGAGGTTGGCAATTGATCATTAGTAAGACCATTAACTCTGTTATATTTCTTTGTTTCTAAGTTTAAAATGTTTCCTTTGTAAATTGGAATTTTACTATAGGATGAGAAATTCGCAGACTGTAAAGTTTCATCATCATTAATTAATAGCCCCAGTTTGATACTACCTAGTTTGATCTTGTCTACTATGTATTCATTATTATTCCTGATCTTGTCTATTTCATCTATTAGCTCTTGATTAACAACATGTTTTGGGGTTGTATAACTGTTAAAAATTACCTGGTTATCACCTTGAACTAAAAATTCTGTCTTAGTGTTTCTATCTTTAGATTCTCTTAATAAACATAGAATTCCCACCACAGACCAACCCTTTTGCCTGATACCTTCAAACCCTCCTACTTGTCCTTCCCAATAAAATGGATTATTTTCAGATTCCTTTCCAAAGTACTCAGGACGCTCAGGGTAGTATATCTTGCTATCTTGAAAAAATTTGTGAGATCTTCTGAAAAAGTTTGTTAATCCATAACATTTATCCATCACACTGAATACGGGACCTACTGCTTCATCTCTCTGATGATTATTCCATTTACTATAATCTATATGATTGGCAAAAGTAATCTTGTCATAAGTACAGTGAGCTTGTCCATTTGTTCTACTCAACATTTTGTTAATCACATCTATGAAACTATCTGCCATAGTTAAACCATCAAAGAGTTTTACTATGTCTTTTTTAATTAAATATTCCGAGATAACGAAGTACAATCTCAGATCCCAACTCATCAATGTGAAAAATCTACCAAATCTCTTCAATTCTCTTTCCTTAGCTTTGAGCCCTATAACCAGAGCTTTCTCAGGTAGACCTGAGGCATCTACAGAATTGACAAAATGTTTCACATTTACTTTTTCCTTTTCCAAATAGGTTTTCAACACCCTCTTAGTTGGAATGGGGTTTGTTTTATCACGTTTTTGGTACTTTATTATCTCATCCAAATCCAATGAATGGGTTTTGTCGGAGAAAATATTACTGTCATCTATATCTTCAGGGACCTCAAATATAGGATCAATTTCTAACTCATCCCACCTGTCACCTAATAAATTCAATTCCCTTTTATTTGGTCTTACATTTTTAATTAAAAAACCTGTTCCAGGTATATTTTTATTATGAACATTGTCAATCACATTCCATTTCTTCGTCTTGTTGTAATGTCTATTTAAAATTATTTTCATGAGGTCACTAGCTAAGCTCTTAGCATATTTTTCATCTATATTTTTCTTCATCCGAACTTGACTCTTAACCTTAAGTAGACCTTCTTCGTATTCAATAACAGGATGGCCAAACAATCTAAATGAGCTGAAAACCACTGTGAGGTCGTGAGGATTATCTATCGAACTTATCAGTCCATACAATTTATTCTTAAACAATTGTCTGTCTTTATCAGGATCAATAACTTTACTTTCTATGTAGTTTTGGAAGTTCATATGTCTCGGGATTAGTGGTCTGGTTTTGCTGCTCAGATGATCGAATCTATTTATGCATATTGGTTCCAATAGAGTGAAATCTTCAAATGCTAAATTACTCTTATTTAAGACATGTCTATCCCCTAGATCAAATATTGATTTCATTGTCTGCATTAGATTAGGAGTATATCTGTCCTCTGTATTAAACTTTACTATCAACAATGTGTTAAAACGACCTATTAATATATCTTTAATCATTAGAAGTATGTTCTTGTCATAAATTATATAATCATTATTTAATACAAGTACTTCTTCATTAATTATCCCATTGAAACGACTGGTTCTGATACTGAAGATATTATTATTGCAATTTCCAATTTGTTTCACATGCCAATTCTTATCATGATTCATGTATTTAACTCTACTTTCACCTTGGACCATCATTTCTATTATAAAATTGATTTCTAGGTATTTATCTAACAAATTCATCAGATAATCATCATCTATTATTTTAGATAATATCATATCTTTATAAGGTTTAGACCCTATTGTTTGTACAAATGTATCAGGTATCACCTTGATATTGTTAAAATTAAAATTCCAATCCATCACAAATTTCCTAGTCTTCTCACTAGGTAAACAGTGTTTATTTATCAGATAATTATAAGCATGTTTGTAAGTATGGTAGATACTACCTATGGATCTGAATTTAATACCTGCAGAAGAGAGTCCATTAATAATCTTCATTATATGAGCTGTATGGTGACTAGGTTTGGTTCCCTTATAATAGTATTCGTATAATCCATTTATTATATCAGGCATGATCGGGGAGTTCAAATTATAGTCATCATTAACTAACGGTGTTTTTAATGTTCTCTGCCTTCTTTGCATTCCTACCGTATTCTCATCTATGTACTCTTCACCAAACACTTCATCAGCAAATGAATTGTCATAACCATCATAATCTGTTAGATCCATTATTAATTATAATTTTTACCTTTATTAAACAGATATTATTGATATAGTATCTAGTTAAACAGATGAATATTTATTGTCAAAAAACAAAAAACAAAACTAAGTTTTTGCTGTAGTATGTAAAGCTTCAATGCATTTATTAACCTATATGCCTAGGTTTGTTGAGTTTTTTTCATACCCATTTAGACACTGTCCGTGAGTCCAGCGAGCTATTGCATTTAGTCATTATATATTTTTCCAAATTCTCAATAACATTATAAACCATATTTACTTTAGTGCATAATTTATTCGACTGACGTCTACTTTGGTACCATAAATAAATCATCATACATATGATCAGTATAATTAATATAAATTCTATTATCTCTAATATCAATAAAGTATTATTATTATTAGAATCTGATTTGTCATTCATATTCAGCAATTACAATTACCTGAGTTTTTTTGATAGATATGTTTTTTGAGTAGAAAATATATTTATATCACAAGTAGGTTTGTTGCAATTAAATGTTGAAAATCCAATTATCATTTATATATACTATAACTCAAGATTGATTCACTTCCAATCATTAACATATATGACTCTATTATCATTTTCTCTGTTATAAAAAGCCTTCCTATTCCTTTTCATAACCATTATTCTATTGTAAATATTTATCATTATTATAAAGACCGCTCCTGATAATAAGCAGAACACGATTATTATAATGTAATTGCTAATATGAGGGATCCATTCCTTGGTTGTAAATGTTACATTCGCGTCTCCTTTTGTTAACTCACCAATAGTTCCTGTGGACAAGTCAGTTGTTCCGTTATATATCAGTAAGCTACTATCTTCCTCATAAACTTCTTGGAATAAATCAATATTTAACCTTGCTCTGATATTCAATCCTTTCTTACCCATATAACCATTATAAGTACATGTGTGAGTTTTGCTACAATCATTCCAGTAGTCTAGATAAATCTTTGTTTCATTACTTTCTACACTTCCATAATACGCTATTGCTGATTCCAGTGTATTATTGCCATTCAATCTGTATATACGATTTATACCTGTACCCTTAGGATGTAACTTCCTAATGTCATGATATGCTATAGTGCGATCTTTATTGGTCAACACATTAAGTTTAAAGTTTAAGCAATCATTGAGGTTATCTATCTTCTCTACATTATCATGGATGATATATCTTAAATCTTCAATCTTAGTACATTTTTTGAATATTTTATCCATTTTTTGTAATGTAGATTTTATGTTAAAGAAGCCTATATCTTTAAAAAATAACAAGCTATTGTTGCAATATTTGATTTTACACACCTCCTCTGTAGAATATAAATGATGATTTATTTTAAGGAAGTGATTTTCATTATAGAATTTCAGTTCTGCTACAATTTCATCATCCTGCACTATTGGACATATATCATTTTTTGTTGGTTCACTTTTTATCCAATAACCCTTATGTTCTCTCAATTTGCAATACATTAATGTACAATGTTCAAAAAGATATTCTGAGTCCTTGATCTTACCATTAAACAAATCATAATGATAATCATGAGATTGTATCTCCGTTACTATTATTTCTTCATTATGGAGATTCGACCCGAATAAAGACCAAGTGCAAATAGGAGCGGGATATTCACCTGTTTCGTGCACTGCCTTCATTTCACAATCATTTTTAGTAACTGTCAAATATTCTTTTTTATAGAATATCTCATTAGATGTAAATAGATTTGCTTTACATGTTGTTATATATCTTATTTTTTGACATATGTGACCTCTGACATATGGCATTTGTTTTAATTCTAATGATTTGCTTTGTAGTAAGACTGAATTCAACCTAATATAAGTTATAGTGGTGTTAACAAACTCTACATTTTGATGGTTGTATATAGGACATGTAAGATCATCTCTCTTTACTGGCATAAAATTGCTAAGAACAATTATAGGCAATATGTACTTATGAGTTATCATTATGTACTAAGCAATAAAACTCAATGAAAAGTGAATGTTGATTATAATGTTTCAATATTATCCTGTTAAATACCTTTATTTATATCTTGATTATTTTATTAGGGTTGTTGAGTTTTTTTCTAACATTCGTTGTTTTCTTTCATTATTTCATACATCTTCCTTTCTGCAGATGTATCATATAATTTACTTAAAATCTTTTTCATAACTGGCCTCACTAGACGATCTCTTGGTCTGTTGTCAACATGAAGATCTACGACCAACTTGACTCTCAAACGATGAGACCCTTCTTTATTCTCCACATATATGTCCTTATGCATTGAGTACATTTCTTCTTTCTTGAACATCCATCTACTGTCCACTGGGAACTTTATGACAAAGATACTTGTTGGAGCGGTTTTTACTTTATTCCGTATCTGTAATGTGACCATATAATTCAATATGAAAGTAAATACCTCCAAAAATTTTAATTTGCCGTCGAAGTGCTCAATCATAGGCTTTATGTCAGAATCTGACGGAAGTGTTTCAAAAGATGATTCGTATCTGATCTTGAATACTCTAACTGAGTAGTCCCCAGTCATTATATAACTGTTCTTAAACATTATTATTTGTATAGTTATTAATAGTTATTCGATGTGTGATAGTTTCTAGTTATATTGTAGACTTTTTTAAAAATAGGACTTAACTTCTACTGGATCAGAGATAATTTCTTGACATAGATAACCTTGTTAGGCTTGTTGAGTTTTTTTGATATAAAAATATTTATTATACACGATATTTACGATCTACTTGATATTTTAATCCACTATATTTTGGAATGCCAGAGATTATTTTTAATATAGTTGGGTGGTTTGATTCATTAGAATTACTTTCTATTAATTCTATTAATTGACACACAGCCGCTTGACTATCTAAATAAGTGCTAGCACTCTCTATCAGCTTGGCAGTATCAATTACTACTGGTTCACCAAATGGAGTGTCAAAAGTAATCACTTTTATTTGATCAGACAATTTTCTAATTGTGTATTCACTGTCTTTAGTGCTTTGTTGTAAGATCTTTGTTTTATTTGATGATTGGGATTGTCGTTCAATACTAATCGGGGAAGTAATTTCAGGATCGGTCTTAGCGAATAGTATAATCTTTAGATTGTCAGAGTGACTGCCGTCAAATTTGCAGTTTATAGAATTGTCTATTAATAGCTTGTTCACGTCAGATAAAGCCTTAAGATATCCTCTATAATAATCATTGCGGTTTACAGCAGTGTAATCTACATCGAATTTAGTGGTGCGGCTACTAGAGGTATTTGGTTCTTCTAATTTTTGGTTGAGGTTATCAATACAATCGTTACTGGTCAAATTGATTTCATCTTTTTTCTTTCCCATGTCAAGATATGGTCTGTTTGATGATGTAGTGGATTGACCTATTATGTCGATAGTTCCTGACCTAAGATGATGATTCCTTTTAATTTCTTGCAAAATTTCAGGAGTGATATTTGTGTCTCCATCATTCTCAGTGAACATTTTTTCCAATTCCTTAGACTCTTTTTCTTTTTCATAATTGATGTCATCAATTTCTTCATTCTCTCTGGTCGCTTGGTAATCTTCAGAAATTCTCTTAGAAATTGTATAAGCGTTCAGATTTATTTGCGACATCAAATTAGCAGAATCATAAATGTCTGCTTGTATGTCTGGCTTGTTACCTAATTTTTGAAAGTGATTCCTAGACATTATTAATATATTTGTTAATATTATTTAATTTGATAAAATTTGTTAACTATCTATTAGAGATAGAGAAGATTTATTACAATAAGAAAAGTATATTATAGATTTTATAAAATGTTAGGGTTGTTGAGTTTTTTTCATTTTCCCGATTTATTCCCTAATTCCATAAATTGTATCAATATATTTACCAACTGAACCCAACCTAGGGTCTGAGATTTTACTAGCTCTCTGACGTGCCCATTTGTCTATTATATCTCTAAAATTAGAGTCTTCTATGTATCTGTTTAATGTCATTGCTATATTGTTTGGAGTGAGTGTATCTGTATTCGCTCCCTTCCCCTTTCTTTCCGCAAGCATTCGACCTTCCTCCTCTGTTGCAGCAAACACAGCAGACAATTCAACATTGTCTCTCAATAAGTAAGATATTATTGTGGCATATCTTGTAACAGAAGGTAAATTAGAATCTTCAAATATTCTTGAATTGAACGACCTTTGATAACCGTGTAAAACCCCTACTATATGGATGAAATTATGAGTGTTTGGACTCATTAAAGCTGAAAATGGGGATTTGTTCATTCCACCTAATTCTTTAATGTATGGGCAAATAGCATATTCTATCGGTAACTTTTCAAGTTTCTCCAAATAACTTATCATTTCTCTTGTTATAGATGGTTCTAACAAAATCCTGTAAAATTGAGAATCTTCAAAGGAAAAGATTTTCTTGGCATGATTGATATCGCTTATAATTGCACAATCTTTATATCTAGCAGATACAGTTGTTATCTTTAATTTAGATATTTCCTCCATTGGAAATTTATTGAAAAACATGTCTGACATGGCACAGATCACTTTATAATATTTATTTGTTAACCAAGAAGCATTAGCCAAAATGTTATCAGGAAATTCCTCTACGCTAAATGGTTCAGTTGCTAATAATTGACTCATGGAATTTTTAAGATTATCTTGATATGTTCCTAAGACTCCTCTGCCTACATTATTGTATCTATAAACTGACAATAGTATTCCAATTAATCCTTGCTGAGTGTATTGTGGGTCTCCTGTCTTGACCCAATCCCCAGTAGATAATTTCTCATTCAATATATTAAATTTTATAGCATCACCTATTGTATATTCTTGGTCCGGTTCAAAAACAGTGTCGCTATTTATAATCCATTTGGTACTAGGTATAAATTTGTACTCCATCAAAAAATATTTAACTAAATAGTAAATTACTGTATCTAAATTCAATTTATCTTGGATGCCATTCGAAATAATAGTTCTGAGGGTCTTTTCATCTAGTTCTTCCTCAGGCACTTTATAATTTATTACAATATTTTCTCTACGCTTTAACCAGATGGATGGATCATCAGGATTTTCAGAATCAGAAATTATAGGGATTGAAACCGATTTATGAGCACCGTTTTTGATTATGTAAATTGTTTGTTTAGAAGACATTATTGATGTATTCAACGATAAAACTCTGTAAAAAAAGCAACAATGGTTTTTATAAAAATATAAAATCTTTGTTAGGGTTGTTGAAAATTTTGGTCGAACTCATTTCATACTACTAGTTTAATATATCTATTCAATCTCTTCTTTAGCGCGAGGGCTAAGTGTGGTGTATTTTTATATATCGTTTTTTTGGGGGGATTCCATGCAAAATAAAGAACGATAAGTTCTTCATTCTACAGAGAGTCAGTAGCT